ATGCCACAGCCGGCGCTAAAAGCGAACGAAATCAGCAGTGAATTAATCGATATTCTTGCGGCTCGGAATACGATATCCGAAATGCAATATTTTCGTTATATCAGAGATATAGAAAAGTTGCGCGACAGCGCATCTGAGGACTATCTCAAAGCGTTGGCTAATGGTGCTTTTGGGCGTAAAGATACTGCAGTTGCATTCTTTGAAGAAGCATTGAAGCATAACAACCTGATCATTGCTCAAAATTATGTAGTTTATCTCAACGATTACGGCAGCTTCCGTGAAGTTGAACAAGTGGTAAATCGATTAGTTGAACGTTATAACTCCCCTACGATGCTGTCCCATGCATGGGAAGCTAACTTGTTCTTGGGGCGTATTGACAAAGCGCTCTACTATGCTGAGAGATTGATAAGTATGGTAGATGAAAAGGAGGCTGAATTGGTTAAGCACCTCGCAGCCACAGCACTGGCCCAATCCACGACCTTCAAAAGTGCAACTGGAATTACTGATGAAGAACTACAGGATATTGCAAACCGCATAGTGGATATCATGGCTGACCATAAAGTTAGTCCTGTTGCTATGTCTTTCTGCTCTATCCCTGAAGAGCGTACGTCATCATATGTCATGGCAGTTAATACTGAAGATTCTGATGTTCTCTCTGATATGAACTTGGATATAGCATTTTCTCTTGCAGAAAATGAAAGTTTGATTGGAAAACCCTTCAGCGTATGGTTTGAAGGGCGTTTGGAGGAACCTGCGCGTGCCAGTTAATAGTTCCGATTTTATCGCTTTCGCAAAAGATTGTGAAAAGCGTAACGACGAAATTGGTTACAGAAACGCTGTCGCACGTGCGTATTATGGTGCTTATCACCACGTACTTCCGTGTTTGACCATGGGGCCGAAAGAAAGTCACCAAGGCCTCATTGACTATCTTGTTAACGATGCTTGGAAGGGTAACGAACCTTTTGAAAAAAGAGACTTAATTGGTTTGGGGTATGCTCTTCAATCGCTTAAGGATCAGAGAATAGTTTGTGATTACAGACTTAACGACACTATTACGCCAACCCAATCAAGCACCGCGATTAAGACTGCAGAGAAATTAATCCAGCGTTGCGCTAATATGACCAAGTCTAAAGCGTCCTAATCCCCAAAATTGGCCTCATTTGAGGCCAATTTTATTATGCATTGTATTTAATTTCACCGTGCGGAAGCATTACCCAATCATATGGTTCCGCGTATAAATTTTCGTTGATTTCGCGTCGCTGTGGGCTATGAGCCCTTGTGGTCTACTCCCTGTTTATCAAACAAAATGCAGCTAGTGCGCGTATTTTGTGGAATGTGGGGGCGCAGCTCCATCGTCAAATTATTACACAAGCCTAACGAATCACGGGGCAATGAAAAGTATGGCTAAGATAGGCAGGTGCGGATACCTCTTTACTGCGTTTGTTATTACGCTCGGTATACGGTGAACGATATACGGGCAGGCAACGTTATCGCGACTGTTATCAATAATACGTTTCAGTTTGTCCTCGAACTACATCACAACCGGCTTGAAAACTAATTACTGGATTTTGTGCCTCCATAATCATATGATTTAAAATGTTATTTTATAAAAAAGGAGTTGTATATGACCAATTTGTATAAGTTTATGGGAGCGGATATAATTGATAAATTGATGATGGATGAAACACATATAGGAATAAAATTCTCTCATTTACATGAATATAATGATCCCTATGAGTTTTTCCTTACTATTGATTTTAATCGCGGTTCTGATGAGTTAGCATTTTACAATGAAATGATTGGCATGGTTACAAAACAACCAGCAACTTGTTTTACGAAAAGCCCTGTGATACCACCTATGTGGGCACATTATGCAGGTAATTCTTCTGGTTTTGTAATAGAGATTAATGAGGAGAAGTTTAAAAAGTATTTGGATGAAATCGGCTTCCAGGATCATAGTTCAATAGCAGATGTTGAATATAAAGATTCTCCAGATACAGGTATTGAAGACATTCTGGCGAGAGCATTTCATATCTGTAAACCTCGTTATATCTACTGGCTACAATCCTGTATAATGACAGCCGCATATTTGACAAAACAAACTTGCTGGAGTTATGAGCAGGAACGTCGCGTAATAATTAATGAGAAAGCACTTACTAAACTGAATGACAATCTTATGCTCCTTCCGGTACCGATTAATTGTATAACTGGAGTTATAGTTGGGCACAAATCAAATGATTTATTAAAGCAGAAAATTCAATCTTTAGCTAAAAAGGCTAAATGTAGATATTTCGAAATGGTAATAGGAAAAACAACAACTACACCATTTCTTTTATCTCAAAATCTCAAATCACACCAATTTATTAATGGCAATATAATACCTGCATCAAGGCAATGTAAAAAATGTTATGAGCCTTTAAACATGGAAAATAAAGTTTGTGGCTGGTGTGGAATTACTAATCATGATGTGAAAATGGCAGAGTACCGTAATTCATTTCGAATGATAGCCAACTATGGTGGGCTGGATAAATATATATCATCCATGAATAAGATTACTGAAGAGTATAATAAGGGTAAATAAATTTTATTAATAAATATTGCTTTCTGGACAAGGGAGGAGTTATGGTAAATGGGCATAGAACTGCCTTTTAAATTAAGCTTTACTCTATGCCTTAGCAACCGTTATTGTCAGTCAAAATAAAGTGGAGAATTTAATAACTAACCGGTTTTAATTTCTCCATGAGGGACAACAATCCAATCTATATGATTTTTAGTATAAATTTTAGTAGATTTCGCATCGCTATGTGCCATTCGTCCCTGCGGATCAATCCCTTGTTTATCAAATAGGTGAGCTGCCAAAGCTCTTATTTCATGGAATGTAGGTCTTTGTTCCATTGCTAGATGATTGCATAGTCCGAGTTTGTCTCGCACGGAAGAGAATGACCGACTCAAATAATCTGGTGCAACTTGAGTTGGGTGCGAAACCTCTTTACTGCGTTTAACATGCCGTTCTGGGATTCTATGAACGACAAAGGGACTGGCCACATTGTCACGGCTATTGTCAATTATCCGTTTCAATTCTTCACCAATTGGTATTGCAACATGTGATGCCTCCTTTTTTTGTACTTTTTGCCTATGGATGTATAGTGTACCATATATGCCATTTTGTGGTTGTTCGAACCAAACACATCCACATAAACCGTCTTTAGGTTCGCGAATTGAGTAACGGATTCGCGATACTTCGAGTCGTGCATGTGTAGTCTGCAATGCTAGGTCCATTGCTGTTCTTAACCATGGTGCAGCGGCCTGCCTGATAGCTATAAAATGCTCGAGTGACAGGCGCCGTCTTTTCTTCTCATCAGTCCTACGCATTTTTTTTCTGATGGCCGGGTTATCCTGCATTAGTGATTCATCGACCGCATAAGAGAACAACTTTTTAAGAAAGCTGACCTTTCTGTTCTGCACATTTGCGGATGCGCTGGCATGATATTTGTTGATGTAGGTATTAACGTGTTCAAGTTCGATATCGCATGCCGGAACATTTACGAAAAATGCTTTTACGCGTAGAGCGTCATTTTTCCAGTCATCTAAGGTACTCTGGGAAGGTCGTTCGTCTTCGATAATTCTGGCCATTATGTGATCGACATGTTCAGCAAATGGTTTTGCTTCTCCGGTGACCCCGCCAGATTCTCTAATAAGATTATCCACTGATGGGTATAATTCTGATCGCATCCTCAGGTTGTACTCTCTGGCGATTGCAACGGCTATTGCCCGATCCTTACCTATATTTTTCTTTTTTCCGGTAATAAGTGTGAATTTATAAACACCTCGATCTTTATCAAAAACCAGATAATCAGGAAGATGTCTGTATTCTTTTTTACGTGGCCTTGCCGCCATGGTCATCCCTCATTTATTAACTTGCGAACAGCTTGACTAACCATTGAGTCGACTCCCCATTTTTCTGTTTCGCAGACAAAAACAGAACCGTCCACTATACGCCCCATGAGCAGACCGTTCTCGACCCAGCGTTTTATCGTTCGGTTGTCAGGAATTGAGCCATTAGAGAATTCACGGCGTCCCCATTGGCTCGCTTTCATTAGTTTTGCCATGGCTGTTTCTCCACTTAACCCGCTGCACACGGGCAGTAATATCAAATTTCAGTCCTGATAATTAATTTTGTTCTCTGGTTGCTACCTGTTTAATTGGCCTGATGCTGTCCAGGAGCAGTCGGCGGCGCGTATTTTCTGCAAAGTGGCGGCGTCCGGTTTCTTTGTGGTAAAACTCGTTTTCTCCGACGACCCACATCCGCTTTGTCTGGTGCAGTTTTTTTACCTGCGGACCGTTTCGGGTAATAACAATTCCTGTATGAGTTTTTATCACGCTCATTTCTTATTCTCCGGTGCTTTCGGCATTACTGCCCAGTGAGTGATATTGACGTTTTCAAGGTCCCCGACCTGAAATGTCCACTGCCATTCTCCGGTTTCTTTTTGTCCCCAGGTGTACCAGAGAGAACGCCAGCCAATTAGCCAGCCTTCTCCGTTAGCATCAAATAACAGAACACTTTCATTTGCAGGTGGCAGTTCAGCTGACACTGGTATTATTTTGTTTTCCAGTGCCGCACATTTAGCTTCAAGCGCGTCGAATTTACGTACTAGGTACTCAGCATTTGTTTCGTTCACTTTCAGATCTCGCGGTACACATTTCCCGCGAAGAAACCCTTCCATTTCGAAAACATTCATGCGCATTTGCGTAACTCCGATAACTCGTTAAAACGTTCCATAAACATCCCATAGGCATGGCCTGGCGACAGTGGAATCACTTTGAACATCTCTGTTGCCGGGATACCTTCCAGTACAGGCCAGAAAGAGCCATCATCAAGCCCGAGATCGCGGCGTTCGGTTGCCAGCATGATGAGATCGGCATATTTCACGGGCGTGCTCATAACCGGGGGTAACCCGTATTTCTCACGGATTACGGCGTCTATTTTTTCTTCCATCCGTTTATAGTCAGGAAGAAGGCGTTTCAGTGGAGCCGGGATGTCCTGGCAATACGCTTCTGTTGCATCATGCATTAACGCTTCAAAAGCAAATTCCTGCGGCACCAGCATGCTGCAAAGAACCGCATGTTGGGCGACGCTGTAGAAGTGCGAAAGATGACCGGCAAAGCGACAGATATTTGAAAGGGAAACCGCGATATCGTTAATATCGATGTCGTCTTTATTTATCTTGTCATAATAAAAATGCTTCCCGGAAAAAGTTTTAATAAATGACATTTTATTCTCCACGTATATGCACTGCACCGCGCTGAATTCTGGTAAAAGGAAGCCCTCACCATCCGGTGATTATTGAGTTAATTACGTTTCCATAAATGCCCCCGCAGGGGCATTTGCAGTAATGAAATCAGGCGGTGAAAGTACCAATAAAGGTTTCTACTTTGCTGTCTTTGAATTTCTCAACAAGCAGATCACGAAATTCGTTAGCCATTTCTTCCTGCACCGCTTCCAGCTGAATAATGCGCAGAACCAGTACAGGACGATCGCCAGTGATAATGCTGAGGCGTAATTTAAACGGACGTTCTTTCAGACCTTCAAACGGAACGCATTTAAATTCAAATGCCACAGGCATAATGTCTTTGGTCTTCGCTTCGACAGACTCCATCAGGGAGCGTTTGCCGCTGAAGTCATTATCTTCAAAATCAGCGGTCTGGTTCGCTTCAATTGTGATTTTACGGATCGCCGCAGCAGCTTTGGTTGCCTGAATGGCGTCACCATTAGCATCAAAGCCCACAAGGTAGTCGGCCCAGTCTTCAATCCATTCTGCCAGTGACTTCTGGGAGTTACGCTCGCCGTTAACAGACAACAGGGCAGAGAACGGTGCTGTCTTTTTCAGTTTGAGAGTGGCGGTGTTATCTGCGTGACCTGGTTCATCAATAGTACCCAAGTTAAGCACACTGACGGCACGCATATTATCAGCATCGATAAAGCAGCGGGTGCCTTCATCTGCAAGATCTTTAGAATAACGGGTAAAGTCATCGATGCTGGCAGTGGAAAGCGCACCACGGAAACGGAAGCGATTTAAATTAAATTTTTCCAGATCATGAATGCGGAAATTCTCAGGCAATGCCACAGCATCGGCACCAATCTTACTGATAATTTCATTAACACCCTGAGCAGAAATAAGGGCATGGATTTGATTAATTGCGGTTGCGTCTAAGTTCTGAGACATAATCAGTCCTCACTATATAAAATATTCAGTGATGAGATAAATAATCAGTTAATTAAAAACGATATTAATGACCTGCTGCGCGGAGTTTTCCGTCAGGTTCACCGGCAAGAGTCAGTAATTGTCCCTGGTCTTCCTGCAGAATAGTCAGGCGACCACCGCGATTGACATACATCGGCGTTTCGGTGGTGTCTTCTTCGGAAATTTTCCCGCGGTTAGTCGGGCGAACATATGAGAGTTTATGTTTTATTTTCACACGGTTCTCATCAAACGGTTCGATTTCCAGGTTGAGCGAGACCTTACCTTTGGTTTTCGTGTTCATCACACCGGAAGCGACTTCACTGAGAACTGCGCCGATTTTGGTTTCAAATACGCCGCCGTCCAGCTCCCCGATAAATGCCTGCACATCAGTATTGCGTTCGCTAGCCATTTTGCTGCTCCTCATCATATCGACCCTGCAAGGTCGGTTGGTTTCTCCACAAAACAGAGAAGAACACCTGCGGTGACTGCCGCCCGGATGGATTGGGTTATGAGCCCGTCGTCCGGTGATGCTCTTCTCTGTTTTGTAAAAAGGACGGTACCAGCCGGAAGCAAGGGTACAAGCTGGTACCGCCAAGACTACACACAGCATAAAGTTGTGGTGCCGGGTGCCTCCCGGTGCCTGGCGAAGGTTGCACACCAGGCGGGTGGGTATCCACAGAAGGTCGACTGTCAGCCTCAACCTTAACCCGCGTGCGCTGAGCCGCATTCACCACAACGCTAAGGATTCTCTCTGGTTGAAAATACTTAGCTGTTATGTGCCTGCTTTTAGCCACATCAGGCGAGGTGGACCTAGTTATTCCCCAACAACAAGGATTCGGTTAATCTGGATATCCCCAACAACAATAAGAGTATTCAATGTGATCGCTGAATTAACGGCAGCAATGACGGCTATTCGTGAAATCGCCCAGATTGCAAAACTAATGAACGAGGCAAAAACTCAAGCTGAAGTAAATGCGGCTATTGGTGAGCTGAACTCAAAGCTTGCGTCTATTCAGCGCGAATGCGTGTCTCTCGTTGAACTGCTGGGCTCTTATCAAGAAATAAATGCTTCTCTCAAAGCTAAAATTGCAGAATTCGAAAACTTTGAGGCTCAGACGGAAGGCTATATCCTTAACCAACTTGAGTCGGGTACTTTTGTATACTCGAAGGAGGTAATCGTGAACGGTGACAGCATAACCATGCATCTTTGCCCAAAATGTTTTGGACAAAAGATAGTATCGATACTTCAACCATTCCCGGTTAGCGAAGATGAGCTTTTTCATAAAAGCAGGTGCCTCCACTGTGAAAATAAGTTTCTGATGAATAAAAATCCGGATTACGTATCGCCTCCATCCATTGAGGAGTTGGCCAGAAAACTTAACGGCAATCTGTAGATTGCTACTGTTGTGGATATCCAGATTGTTAAAGAGCGAAGCGTCCTATAGGGCGCTTTTTTGTTGCTAACGAATCATCCTGGACTTCATATGCCCCAGGCGGCTACTTCGTGGGCGTCCTGCCTGTTCGTTTTTGACATTTACTGACTGCTTACGACACATGCACCGTGTTGCAACCAGATTTTGTTGTAATCCTGTAGTTGGTCTGGAACAAAAGATAAAATTAAATTGCGAGATATGCAAGTGATATTTGCGAGACATGCAAATTTATAGGTAATAAAAAGCCACCTTTCGGTGGCCGATGGATGGGATATTGAGGTTAATTATGTCTCTTAAGGGTTTGCGACTGACTGATTAAGACCTTTCCAAAGACCATGAATCGGTGTTCGTTTTCGCTAGTAATTCCCCATTCACGGTAAATCTGGTTATCAGAAATCACCAGCAGTTTGTCAGGAATCATTTGAAGTCTTTTAACATATATTTTGTCATCAAAACCAAAGACATATATACCATCACCATCAAACTGATTGATGCTGACATCAACGAAGATGAGATCTCCTGGCTCAATGGTTGGACACATACTGTCCCCACGAACGTTGATAACTTTGATGTGATTGGCTGGTCGTCCGCCGAACATTGATACAGCATTATCAGTTCTGTATTCGATGGCATGAATCACATCAATGACATCACCGCCCTGGATAAGGCCATTTCCCGCACTGGCACTGATATCCAGCATTTCAATACGGAACACATCCTTCACCTGCGCAACATCCTCATTATTACTGTTTTTATATACAGTATTACTTTTGTGGGCAGAGGTAAAGAGATCAGCAATATCAACACCTAAGCTCTTGGCAATATTACTCAGTGTTTGTTCGGTAAATTGTTTTTGCTTACCCGTTTCTAAGCGCGAGATGTTCGCCGCATCTACTCCTATTGCTTCAGCGAGATCGGCGATTTTCATGTTCTTCGCTTGGCGAAGTTGTCTGACTCGGTTTCCTATGTTCATGCGTTTATTACATTTCTTTATTGCGTGATAAGCAAATCAACTTGCGCAAAATAATTGCGTGAAATAACATGCATAACGCGCAATATTTGGAGGGCATATGCAATCACCATTACGAAATGTGCGTAAGGCGCATGGTTTCACTTTGCAGCATGTTGCTGCGGGTGTTCAAGTCAATCCAGCGACGTTGAGTCGTATTGAGAGACTGGAGCAGATTCCATCTATCGAGCTTGCAGAACGATTAGCCAATTTTTTTAAGGGTGAAGTCAGCGAAATGCAGATTCTTTATCCGGCACGTTTTCAATCTAGCCAAAACCAGAATGGGTTTAAACCACAGGAACAGGAGGTGAACCGTGGGTAAGCATCACTGGAAAGTAGAAAAACAGCCTGAGTGGTACGTGAAAGCTGTCAGAAAAACTATCGCAGCGTTGCCGGGGGGGTACGCTGAAGCTGCTGACTGGCTGGATGTAACAGAGAACGCATTATTTAACCGCCTTCGTGCCGATGGCGATCAGATTTTCCCGCTGGGATGGGCAATGGTTTTACAGCGTGCTGGTGGCACTCACTTCATTGCTGATGCTGTGGCGCAGTCTGCAAATGGCGTCTTTGTGTCTCTTCCTGACGTCGAGGATGTGGACAACGCCGATATTAACCAGCGTCTGCTGGAAGTCATTGAACAGATCGGCAGTTATTCAAAACAGATTCGTTCAGCAATTGAAGACGGTGTAGTGGAACCGCATGAGAAGACAGCAATTAACGACGAGCTGTACCTCTCAATTTCGAAGCTGCAGGAGCATGCAGCACTGGTCTACAAAATTTTTTGCATTTCAGAAAGTAATGACGCCCGCGAGTGTGCAGCTCCGGGCGCCGTGGCGTGTCGTGACTGTGGAGAAACTAACGCATGAACAGTTTAACAACACACTACCGTCGCTCGCAACTGATTGCGCTTCCTGTACCGGGTGGAAAAGCGAAGGTGGAGTATTGCTATGCAGTGAATGTACCAGGTGACAGGGAAATTGTAACCCACAGCTTTGCAGAGTGGGCTGTGGGTGATTTCAACCGGCAGAAGGAGACAGTCCTTTGCGACAAGTTAACCGCTGGTTCAAAGATCACTACGGAGTGCCCGTCAGAGTCATTCGTTGGGAACCGGAAACACAACGGGTTATCTACCTCCGCGAAGGCTATGAGCATGAGTGCTTCAGTCCGCTCGAACAGTTTCGTCGTAAATTCAGGGAAATAGAGGTCGGTCATGAGCACTAAATTAACCGGCTATGTATGGGATGGTTGCGCAGCGTCAGGCATGAAATTATCCAGCGTGGCAATTATGGCCCGCCTGGCTGATTTCAGTAATGACGAAGGTGTGTGCTGGCCATCAATTGAAACCATTGCCCGTCAGATTGGCGCGGGGATGAGTACCGTCAGGACGGCTATCGCACGGCTGGAAGCAGAAGGCTGGTTAACGCGTAAGGCGCGTCGCCAGGGTAACCGCAATGCGTCGAATGTTTATCAGCTTAACGTTGCGAAGCTTCAGGCAGCGGCATTTTCTCAACTGTCAGATTCTGACCCGTCAAAATCTGACGCATCAAAATCTGACCCGTCAAAATTTGATGCGTCGAAATCTGGCAAAAAAGCGGGTTTTCACCCGTCAGAATCTGGCGGGGATCCGTCAGTAAAATCAAAACATGATCCGTCAGATAAAAAACCTTCTCGTCCGGACGCTTCGCAACCGGACACGCAGACGGATGAACAGGATTTTTTAACTCGCCATCCTGATGCGGTTGTATTCAGCCCTAAAAAGCGCCAGTGGGGAACGCAGGATGATTTGACCTGCGCACAGTGGCTCTGGAAAAAAATCATCGCCCTGTACGAGCAGGCCGCCGAATGTGACGGCGAGGTGGTTCGTCCCAAAGAACCGAACTGGACAGCCTGGGCAAACGAAATTCGCCTGATGTGTGTGCAGGATGGTCGTACTCACAAACAAATCTGCGAGATGTACAGCCGCGTCAGCCGCGATCCGTTCTGGTGCCGTAACGTGCTCAGCCCGTCGAAGCTGCGGGAAAAATGGGATGAGCTTTCCCTGCGCTTATCGCCGTCCGTCAGCACGTACACAGAAAAACGCGAAGACCCGTACTTCAAAGCCAGTTACGACAACGTGGACTACAGCCAGATCCCGGCAGGATTCAGGGGGTGATCATGAGTCTTTTGAATGAAGTTCAGAAATACATTGAAGCCCATCCGGGGTGTACTTCCGGAGACATTGCGGATGCTTTTGCAGGTTACTCACGGCAGCGCGTTCTGCAGTCAGCAAGCAAGTTACGTCAGAGTGGTCGTGTGGCTCACCGTTGTGAAGGGGATACACGCAGACATTTCCCGCGCCTGACTGAGAGAGCGCAGGAGGCGGAACCGCAACCAGTTCGTGAAACCAGACCTGTGCGCAATTTCTATGTCGGCACTAACGACCCGCGGGAGATTTTGTGCCTGACCCGCCAGGCGGAAGAACTGGAGTCCAGGGGCTTATACCGTCGTGCTGCAACGGTGTGGATGGCGGCATTCCGTGAAAGCCACTCCCAGCAAGAGCGAAACAATTTTCTTGCGCGTCGTGAGCGGTGCTTACGGAAAAGCAGCAAGCGCGCTGCATCGGGTGATGAGTGGTATCTGTCAGGGAATTACGTGGGGGCTTAATGACGACGTTAACTCAATGCCAGCAGCAGGTGCTGGATATGCTGATTTCTTATCAGAAAGAACGTGGCTTCCCGCCAACCAATCAGGAGGTGGCAACCATGCTGGGATACCGTTCAGTGAATGCAGCGGTGGAGCATCTTCGCGCACTGGAGAAAAAAGGCGTCATCACGATAAAGCGTGGCGTGGCCCGGGGCATCACGCTTCATACCGCGGTGAAGGACGACGACAGCGAGGCGGTCGGGATTATCCGCTCACTGCTTGCCGGTGAGGAAAACGCAAGGCTGCGTGCAACCCACTGGTTACATGAGAGGGGCCTGAAAGTATGAAGCTGATCCTGCCTTTTCCGCCCAGCGTGAACACGTACTGGCGACACCCCAACAAAGGGGCGTTTGCTGGTAAGAGCCTGATAAGCGCGGCGGGGCGAAAATTCCAGAGCGCGGCGTGCGCAGCAATAGTTGAGCAGTTACGTCGTCTGCCGAAACCAACGTCGGCACCTGCTTCAGTGGAGATCGTGTTGTTTCCTCCGGATAACAGGATCCGCGATCTGGACAACTATAACAAGGCGCTGTTTGACGCCCTGACCCACGCGGGGGTGTGGGAAGACGACAGTCAGGTGAAAAGAATGCTGGTGGAGTGGGGACCGGTTATCCCGGAAGGGAAGGTCGAGATCACTATCAGTAAGTACGAGAAAACGGCGGGTGCAGCTGCCTGATTAAGAGGGGAAACGAAGTATGAATAATCTGATGGTCATTGATGGTATTGAAGTTCGTCGTGATGCTTATGAGCGTTACAGCCTGAACGATCTGCATCGCGCAGCAGTAGCATCTGGTGCAAATGCCAGAACCAAGGAGCCAGGAAAGTTTCTTTCCAGCCAACAAACTGTTGATCTTGTTCATGAATTAATCAACACCCAGAATTTGGGTGTTGACCCAGTTAGTGTGATTCATGGGGGAAATGAACGGGGAACGTATGTCTGTAAGGAACTGGTGTATGCCTATGCAATGTGGATCAGCCCGTCATTCCATCTGAAGGTGATCCGTACTTTCGATATGGTAACCAGCGCGCCGGAAAAGTTATCCGGACAGGCTGCTGACAAGATGCAGGCTGGCGTGATTCTGCTGGACTTTATGCGCCGGGAGTTAAATCTGTCTAACTCATCTGTGCTTGGGGCCTGTCAGAAACTCCAGGAGGCTGTTGGCTTACCGAATCTGGCACCGCGTTATGCCATTGATGTTCCTGCTGACGCGCCTGATGGCTCAAGCCGCCCCACGCTGTCACTGAGTGCACTGCTGAAGCAGTATGGTATCCGCCTGACGGCTAATCAGGCATATCACCAGATGGCGAAGCTGGGGATCGTCGAACAGCGCGAACGATACAGCCGTACAGCGATTAACAACATCAAAAAATTCTGGTCGCTGACGGCGAAAGGCTGCATGTTCGGCAAGAACATCACCAGTCCTGCAAATCCGCGCGAGACGCAGCCGCATTTCTTCGAATCCCGATTCACTGAGCTGTTAAAGCTGCTCGATACCGTTCATTGAGGTGACCGTGAGAGCACTACTGACCCCTGAAATTGCCCCGCGTATGGGGATCGTATTGTTCAGGCCAGGTTCAGAGCTGATGCCCCTGTTTATGCAGGGCCGTGTTCTGCTGGAGCCTGAGCCGGAGCGTTATTCATCTTTCGCCAGTGGTGCCGTTCCTGCGGCATCACAACCGCTGGCGGATGATCCTGCCGTTCTGGCCGTGTTCCGTAATGAGGCAGTGATTCGTCGTGCTGGTGGGGTGGAATGTCTTGAAAGCTGGTTACTTCGTGAAAAAGGCTGCCAGTGGCCTCATTCCGACTGGCACAGCGAGAACATGACCACAATGCGACACGCGCCGGGCGCAATCCGTCTGTGCTGGCACTGCGATAACCAGCTTCGCGATCAGTTCACGGAACGGCTGGAATCAATGGCAACGGATAACTGTGCCCGCTGGGTGTTGTCTGTTGTGCGTCGGGATCTCGGTTTTGATGATAGTCACGTTGTGACAATGCCGGAACTGTGCTGGTGGCTGATTCGTAATGATCTGGCAGATGCCTTACCGGAAAGTGCAGCCCGTAAGGCACTGAGATTACCGAAGCCTGTTGTGCCGTCTGTCACCCGGGAAAGTGACCTTGTGCCTTCGGTTCCTGCCACCAGCATCATCCAGGATAAGGCGAAAAAGGTGCTGGCGCTGAAAGTGGATCCGGAGTCGCCGGAGTCTTTTATGTTACGCCCAAAACGCCGCCGCTGGGTTAATGAAAAGTACACGCGCTGGGTTAAGACACAGCCGTGTGCATGTTGTGGAAAGCCTGCTGATGATCCCCACCACCTGATAGGTCACGGTCAGGGTGGAATGGGTACAAAAGCGCATGACCTCTTTGTGTTGCCTTTGTGCAGAAAGCATCACGACGAGCTGCATGCGGATACCGTGGCATTTGAAGAGAAGTATGGCTCCCAACTGGAGCTGATATTTCGTTTTATCGATCGCGCGCTGGCGATTGGTGTGTTGGCCTGATTTGGTGGAGAAAGTTGATGCGTGATATTCAGATGGTTCTGGAGCGTTGGGGAGCATGGGCGGCGAGTGATAGTTCTGGAGTAGACTATTCGCCTATAGCTGCTGGGTTTAAGGGGCTTCTTCCCTACACAAGCAAAACACGTCAGGCTTGTTCAGATAGTGATGCATTAATTATTGAAGGTTGTCTTGCTCGTCTAAAGCAAAAAAAGCCAGATGAGCACTCGCTGCTTGTGGCACATTATTTATACAGAATATCCAAGCGTAAGATTGCAAAGGTGCGTGGAAAGGATGAAAAATTGGTACGCATAGAAATACAACTAGCCGAAGGATTTATTGATGGTTGCCTTTCAATGTTGGATGTTAACCTTGAAATGGACGCTTAGGGTTGCACAGGTTGGCCCCATATGAGGCCAACCTGTCACAAGTGGGGGAAGATTTTTCGTAACACTAACCAACACCTTCCGAAGGTATATAGCGAAATTATAAGGGAGGATAAGCCTAACAGTATGAATAGGAAATCAATAGGTTTGCCCGCAACAATAACATCATCTGGTAGAAACATCGCTATCAATGGAAATATACATGCGACGATGAGAGTTAACCCTGTTGAAAGTAATCGATTTACCAGAGTTGGTAACACGTTGTTTTGCTTAAGGGCATTAATTGCTCCTTCCTTATCGCTGTTTGCACTACTAAATATAGATATTGCAGCCAGAACAAAACCAAACAGGATGCCTGATATAGTCGAGAGCACCCCCGCTGTTGTGAGTACGTCAGCATGCTTCATCGGTTTAAACAGTTTTGTCGCTGCATAGGTCAACAGAATCCAGAGGACGCATTTCCAGAGAAAAGTGGCTAATTCTCTCATTGTGTCCTCCATGCTTGGTTATTAGTCTCTGCTAGCGAGCTCATACTGTGCAAGATAGTTCGCGTTATCAATTTTAGCAGATATCATCGCCGTTCTGATATCAGAATCGGATGGATAACCGCTTTTGACAATGATTGTCTTTGTACTGACCAATACTTGGTCAAGTAGACTTTTGGGCGTTCTATTGGATGGCTCTGTTACATCAATTTTTTTAATTTTTAGACCTCCAGAACCTTTTGGAAAAAGTTCAAGTAGTTCCTTAATAGCATCGGTGACAGAAGTTTTTAGATAGTTAAAACCTTGTTTTTTCGGGCGAATCCGACCTCGCATATTTAATCTTAGATGCGACCCGCCCATACCAACAACCATGTCAATAATTTCATTAGCTAAAGGGTTTTTAATCTTATAATTAGCTTTGTTAAAGTTTCTTGGAGCAGCAACTATAAGATCGAAACTACGTAGGATATTTCCGTCCTCAAGCAGTTCCTTCATGCTCTCTTGTTTCCAAATGGCTTCAAAAGTGACGCTTTTTAAATCAGTTTTGTTATACAAAATGAATGCCAGATCATTTACTTTGGGCCCTATATGGTTGAGGGTCATAGCTAATAAATCCGTTTCGTAGTAATAGATAAAATATGTTCTTTCAACTACAGAATCTTTATCATTTAAAGGAATTGTTCTCTCACTACCTGTAGCATCCTCGATGAACGGTAGTAGGCATTCCCTTCTCCACGATACGTAACCAAAGTAACATTGCAGTGTGGTATCTTTTTGAAGAATAACTAACTTTAACCCTCGATTTGGGGTGTCTGTTGTGTAAGTTATTGGAAAAGTTACAGTATCTGCTGTGGTCATTTGCTCAAAGGCTAGTTTTGCAGCAGATGTGCCATCTTTTTTGCTTCCATTACCAGTGAAAAAACCAACTCTCACTCGCCTAGTTTTATTCTTATTTTCTGTACTCATTATCGATCCGAAATAATTTTAGCAACCGTGTGAAAAATACAACAAAAAAAAGAGGAAATCATTAGCGCGGTCCGCAAAAAACATTGTAATCTGTTAAGAGTGGTTACTTCGCCACACAACTTAAACCCGCCGCTGAGCGGTTTTTTTGTACCTGTAAACCTGGTGCAGTACAGTAAACACGCTGGTGGTCGTGAATACTGGCTTTTTATCTTGCTGGCTTTTTAGACAAGAGTTATTGGTATGTCATGTTAACCAGAAGGGAAAAAACATGCTAAAACAGCAAGATATGACAGAAACCGCCGCCGCAGTCCTTCATTTCTTACCTGCTGACAAGTGGGTAACGCCACGCATGATGACGAGAACTACCGGAGTAAGCGAAGCCCGGTGCCAGTTAATACTGACTCAGTTAGTTCTGGCGGGTCTGGCGAAGGATAACGGCGGGTACGGGAATAAATTCAGACGCTGCCAGTAATGGCGGTTTCCTGCTGTGAAAATGGGCGGCTGGTGGGTGTTGGTAGCACCTGCCAGCCATTCGCTCATGCCTACTGGTCACAAGCGAACCACGGCCCACTGCTTTAGCGCAAAAGCAGAGTGAGCCTACCAGAGTTACGCTTACTGATCCATGAAAAATACTGTAAAAATAAACAGTGTTGATTTAATCAACGCTGATTGCCTGCATTTTATTCAGTCCCTGCCTGATGATTCCATTGACCTGATTGTTACCGATCCGCCGTACTTCAAGGTGAAACCCAACGGCTGGGACAATCAGTGGAAAGGGGACGAAGATTACCTTAAGTGGCTGGACCACTGTCTGGCCCAGTTCTGGCGGGTGTTGAAACCTGCCGGAAGCCTTTACCTGTTCTGTGGGCATCGCCTGGCATCTGATATTGAGATCATGATGCGTGAACGTTTCAACGTGCTTAACCATATCATCTGGGCGAAGCCGTCCGGACGTTGGAATGGGTGTAATAAAGAAAGTCTGCGCGCATATTTTCCTGCCACAGAGCGCGTTCTGTTTGCTGAACATTACCAGGGGCCATATCGCGGCAAAAGTGACGGCTATGCGGCAAAAGAAAGGGAACTCAAACAGCACATAATGGCACCGCTGATATCGTATTTCAGGGATGCTCGTGCCGAACTGGGTATAACGGCAAAACAAATTGCCGAAGCCACAGGTAAGAAAAATATGGTTTCCCACTGGTTTGGTGCCAGTCAGTGGCAGTTGCCGAATGAGGCTGACTACCGGAAGTTGCAGGCACTGTTTTCCCGTATAGCGGCAGAGAAATTTCAGGAACAACAACTGGAACAACCACACCACCAGCTGGTGGCATCTTATGATTCACTGAATCGCAAATATTCTGAATTGCTGGATGAGTTTAAAACTCTCCGGCGCTATTTCTCCGTATCAGTTTCCGTGCCTTATACCGACGTCTGGACGCATAAACCCGTTCAGTTCTACCCGGGTAAACATCCGTGTGAGAAGCCTGCGGATATGCTCCGGCAAATAATCAGTGCCAGTAGTCGACAAGGCGATCTGGTTGCTGATTTCTTTATGGGATCCGGTTCCACAATAAAAGCGGCAATGGCGCTGGGGCGTCGGGCGTTAGGTGTTGAACTTGAGTCAGAGCGATTTAATCAGACGGTGAAAGAGGTAAGTGAACTGGTGGGGAAATAATTCTGGTGGCCACGTTGCGTGGCCTTTTTATTTCCAACACAGCACCCGCAAATATCGCGAGGTGAGAGATGACGAAATGCCTCATAACCCAAATACTTGGCCGGACTGGCTGGAGTTGTTTCAGAGCTGGTGGCGTGGAGATACGCCGCTGGGCGCAGTGATTATGTCGATTGTTATGGCTGGTTTGCGCATCGCCTATTTTGGCGGTGGTGGTGGCTGGAAGCGAAAAACGCTCGAGATTTTGCTATGTGGCGCTCTGACGTTGACCTTTGCATCCGCGCTTGAGTATGTCGGATGGCCTAAATCGCTTTCTGTTGCCATTGGTGGTGGGGTGGGGCTGATCGGTGTCGATGCTATTCGTGGGGCTGCAATGAGAGTAATCGGTAACAAGTTTGGTAGCTCGAAGGAGTAATTTATGCAGGTACTAAATTCCCAGCGTAAAGCTTTCCTGGATATGGTTGCATGGTCAGAAGGAACGGATAACGGGCGACAACCGACACGTAACCACGGTTATGATGTTATTGTCGGTGGTGAACTGTTTACTGATTACTCCGATCACCCTCGCAAACTTGTCACGCTAAACCCAAAACTCAAATCAACAGCAGCCGGACGTTACCAGCTTCTTTCCCGTTGGTGGGATGCCTATCGTAAGCAGCTTGGCCTGAAAGACTTCTCTCCGAAAAGCCAGGACGCTGTGGCATTGCAACAGATTAAAGAGCGTGGCGCTTTACCGATGATTGACCGCGGTGATATTCGTCAGGCAATCGACCGTTGCAGCAATATCTGGGCTTCATTGCCGGGCGCTGGTTATGGTCAGTTCGAGCATAAGGCTGACAGTCTGATTTCAAAATTCAAAGAAGCAGGCGGAACGGTCAGAGAGATTGAGGCATGAGCAGAGTCACCGCGATTATCTCCGCTCTGGTTATCTGCATCATCGTCTGCCTGTTATGGGCTGTAGACTGGCCCCCTGAATCTCCAGACAACCAGTATCACTTAAATAAGTGA